ATGGAAACAAAGAACATATTCCAAAAGATACAATCCGTAGCTAACGAAATAAAAAATATAGAAAAAAAATTGGTTGTCGGAGAAGGGAAAAACGCCTACAATGCGGTAGGAGACCAAGACGTTACACTAGCTGTTAAAGAAGCAGAATCCAAACATGGTATCGTGAGCATTCCTTTCAAACAAGAACTCGTCAAAAGTGAGATACTACGGGTTGCAAATAAAGGTATAGAAACGATAAAATATGTCGATATAGTCAAGATGACTACCCGAATCTACAATATAGACAACCCTTCTGAATATATCGACATAGAGACATTCGGAAGGGGACTTGATTCTGGCGATAAAGGCTTTGGCAAAGCTTCCACCTATGCAAGGAAATACGCCTTGTTGAACGCCTACAAGATAGCCACCGGCGAAGATCCCGATACCGAGAAATCGAAGGAAGAAAAGAGTGAAACGCCACTTTCCGAAAAGAGAGCTATAATATACAATCTTCTTTATAAAAACAGCACCTACTACCAAGCTGCATTGAAAATGTTCGGAAGGGAATCGATAGACGAGCTTACAGACTCCGAAATAGACACCTTGTACGCCAGTGCGAAAAAGAAAGGAACGATATGATAACAGACACGATGTATATCGGAAGCGGTGACATCACGGCGTTATTGTCGGACATACACTCGTCCTCCTATGCCAAACTGTTACAGCGTTTCGTAAGCGGAGAAAAGCCCCACTACAACGCATTGGCAAGTCCCATAGATGCATTGCGCACCGGTGCTATTCTCGAAGACGTGTACGGCAAGACACTCCCGTTTTGCTATGTCAGCCAATACAAGGTACAGAGTATTGAGATGGACGTTTTCAAAGCCTCTCTTGATTTTGCCGAGATAGACGATGGGAAGTTAAAGGCATTCATCGAGTTGAAGACGGTCTCATTCGATGAATATTTCGATAAAATCGTCCCGTTGGAAAGCAACTCCGAAAAACTGGCCTATGTCAGGAAATACAAGAAACATTATTACAACCAAGTGCAAGAACAACTCTATTGTTCAGGTCTCGACCAAGCCACCCTCGCATTCCTATGTGTTTTCGAATACAACGACGAAAAAAATTGGAACCGTGAAATCAAAGACAATGAAATCACACGGGTAACTATTCCCAGAGACGACACGGTTATAGATCAAATTAAGAGTCGTGGAGAAATATTCCAGCGAATAAAAGACTATCACATAAAATAATAAGAATATGAATTACTACGGAAGCATTTGCCTCTCCGACATACCCAAAGAGGTAATCAAGGAAGGTAAGAACGGAAAGAAGTACTTGAACATAACGGTATGGGAGCGAAAGTTAGCATCTGAATGGGGGCATACTCACACGATAAGCTGTGCCCCCAAGCCGGAAGAACGGAAAGACGGTACGAATTATCTTATCGGCGATTTAAAACCTATCAAGCCAAAACCGCAGGAAGACAATTCCCGGAATCAGGTAGTAGATGATTTACCCTTTTAACCATGACTCCCCAAGAGCTAACATCTATCACCAGCTTACTATCGAGAGGGGCAAAAGCGTTGGAAAAGTCCGACGACTACCGGCATAAAGAGCTGGCAAGATTGATGAGAAATAAGGTCAAACAATTAAATAAGAAATACAATGTACAAAAATGAGATCTTAAATAGCTACTGGTGTGTCCGCAGGAATGCGGCGAGGAATCCCAACACTCCCGCCGATGTGCTCACGGAGTTGGCAAAGGACAACAACTGTGATGTCCGCAGGAATGCGGCTAGGAATCCCAACACGCCCGCCGATGTGCTCACAGAGCTGGCAAAGGATAGCTACTGGTGTGTCCGCAGGAATGCGGCAGGGAATCCCAACACTCCCGTCGATGTGCTCACGGAGTTGGCAAAGGACAACGACTGTGATGACCGCAGGAATGCGGCTGGGAATCCCAACACTCCCGCCGATGTGCTCACGGAGTTGGCAAAGGATAGCGACTGGTGTGTCCGCAGTTATGCGGCAGGGAATCCCAACACTCCCGCCGATGTGCTCACGGAGTTGGCAAAGGATAGCGACTGGTGTGTCCGCAGTTATGCGGCAGGGAATCCCAACACTCCCGTCGATGTGCTCACGGAGTTGGCAAATGATAGCGACAGAGATGTCCGCATGAATGCGGCAGGGAATCCCAACACTCCCGTCGATGTGCTCACGGAGTTGGCAAAGGACAACAACTGTGATGTCCGCAGTTATGCGGCAGGGAATCCCAACACTCCCGTCGATGTGCTCACGGAGTTGGCAAAGGACAACAACTGTGATGTCCGCAGGAATGCAGCAAGAAACCCAAACATGCCCGATTACGAAGCGGAAGAACTTCAATTTTCGGTAAAAGATACCTATGTGTCAGTACAAGGTACTACTCATATCTGGTATAAACACAACTATCCCAATGTTGCTCCATTTTATACATGTGGCTGTTTTTGTGGCTCACGAGAGCAATTGTTAATGAGAATTTACACTACTGATAATCAAGGTAGAGCGGCTGAGCGAATGAGAATATTGAATGCCCTCGACGAGAAGTTCAAAGAAGTTTTTAACCGATAAAAAATAAAAGCGATGTTTTACGAAATCAAACTGAAAGTAGAAAAAGAGAACAGCAAAGGAGAGATGAAAGAAGTCATCGAACACTTCATCACCGATGTAGAACTGTTCGCCGAGGCCGAAGCCAAAGGACTTGAACAGTACAACGGAAATTGCGATGTAATCTCTATCACCCGCTCTAATGTCGTCGAGATAGTCAATGAGAAGGAAGAAGGCAAGCCCTTCTACAAAGCCACGTTGATATACATATTCATTGATGACAACGGCAATGAAAAGGAAACGAAGTACTACAACCTCGTTTGCGCCAAAGACATCACCGAAGCCAACCGCCTCATGCAAGAACACATGAGACAAGGTCTTAACGACATGCGGTTGGACGGAATTGTGAAAACAAAAATCATGGACCTGATATAGGAGCATAATGTGAGACATTCCCGCAAGCCGAACCGGGTACGTGGTCGAGCACCATACGGAGAAAGGAACTGCGGGGAGAAATAAGCCATAAGTGTTTTAGGTGGTATCGGCAGTGGTTCAAACGGGAGAGCGGTATAAGTCGAGTATAAGGAGCGAATATACAGTTGCGGGTTCGAGTCCCGCCTGCCGAACAAAAAGAGAAAGATACAATATAATGGAAGAACAAGCCACATACAACAGAAAACACAAATACGATGTAGTGATAGGGATAGACCCCGACGTTGAGCGTAGCGGCTACTCTGTATTGGACACAAGGAAAATGAAAATGGAGATGAGTGTTTGCCCATTCCCCTTGTTGGTAGAGGGCATAAAAAAACTTCATGAGCACTGCAAGAAAAACGATGAACGAGTGGCGGTATATGTCGAGGCCGGTTGGAAAAACAAATCCAACTGGCACTTGTCACCGAAAGACACACGGGCGAGCGCAGCCAAGAAAGGCGAGCATGTAGGTCGCAACCAAGAGACCGGTCGCAAGATAGTCGAAATGCTGAGTCATTACGGAATACAAGTCATGGAGCAATCCCCGTTGCGCAAGTGCTGGCAAGGGAAAGACGGCAAGATCACCCATGAAGAATTGAAGCGGTTGTGCCAGATGAGCGGGATAGAGTTTAACAGCCCCCGCAGCAACCAAGAAGAAAGGGACTCTGCCCTGCTCGCCATCACCTGCTCCGGATTGCCCATTAAATACAAGGTTGTCGAATCTAAAATCAACAAAGAAAATACGCTATGAAAACCAACCAACTGATGAAAAGAAAGATGGGTGAATTTAACGTAACCCAGCGAACAAAAGACGGATTCTTTTGCGCAACAGAGCTGTTGAGGCAATGGAATGAATATGCAAATCTAAATAGGGGGAATTCCCCCCATTTAAAGCAAAAGGATTTGAAAGAGTTCTTTTCCAATAAAAACACAAAAGAATTTATAGATGCCTTGTTGGAGGAAGAAAAATTGAGCACGAAGAATCTTGCGTATTTAAAATCGAGAGGTAAAAGCGGAGGAACATGGATGCACCCTGTATTATTCGTCAAATTTGCTATGTGGCTAAATCCAAGATTTGAAGTACAAGTAATCAAATTCGTCTATGACGAAATGATAAAGTACCGCAACGAAGCCGGCGATGCCTACAACAAACTAGGCTCTGCCGTTTCAAAGATCGTTCGGAAAGACTTCATGCCCCAAGCCATGCAGAAAGTAGGCGAAGCGTTGAACTGGATTGTGTTCAACGAGCATGAAAGGAATATCCGCAACCAATACGGCGAAGAAAAGAAACAGCGGGAATTGTACGAGCTGGAAAGAAAAGTCGCCGACCTTATCAACGAGGGTTTTATCAAGAACTACGACCAAATGATAACCTATCTGAAAAACGTTTACCGGCACAAGTATCTGCCGGCTGTATTCTCATAACCAATAATTAAAAATACAATGATCAGAGAAATAAAGTTTAGAGCAAAATCCAAAAATTTAGACCCAACCAGTGTACCAAAAGATAGTTGGTGTTATGGCTATTTTGCAAAGTTGTTAGATAATGGAGAAGTAAAGCCTTACATTATAAATTCTGAATGCTGTTTTGAGGTAGATGAATCCACGTTATGCCAGTTTACCGGTATACATGACAGTAACTGGAAAGAGGTTTATGAGGGGGACATAGTTATGTTCAAAAAAATTATTAAAGGAAGCAGTACGGTAAGTTATTGTTATCGCAAGGTAATATTTAGAGATGGTTGCTTTGTTCTCAAAGAGCACGGACGTTATCATTCAATTGACGTTTATTCCACTAATGGGAAATTACCCGGTGATGTTGCAGGTAACATCTATGACAACCCAGAATTGTTAAAACAAGAATAGCCATGATTATAGCCAAGCAAGTTATATCCTCCATTATCGAGGAAAAGAAAAAGAATAACAAGGAGCCCTCCATAGCGAGCTTTACCGAGATACAGTCGGTGGTTATCCAGTCGCTTAAATCCGAGATAAACGAGCTATGCAAAACCGGTGAGATTGACAAGCACAAGACCCTGAACGGGTGGGCATTTTCAATTACTGAAACTTAATATGGAATCGGAAGACAAATTAAACAGAGAAAAATTAGTTATATCTGATTTATGTTTGGAATACCTTTTTATAAAGTCTATTATCAACTATGATCAATATGTAGATATTCATAATAGAATAAAGAAATTCCAAGAAGATAATCATGTTATTGTTAATTTCAATCAATTATCGTCAGCTCGTTTTTATTATAATGACGATCCCGATAAATCAAAAACATTAAAGGTGAAATTAATAACATCGAGCATGAATACCTTTAAACGAGGAGACATCTATCTAAGAAGTTTAGAAGATTCATTGTTTGAGTCAAGATTGCCAGTTATAAGGGAAATGATAGATACCAATACCCTTAATCTCTATACAGAGATAGAAACCATAGAAGATTTGGATATATTGGTTCATGAGTTTGGCTGTCATATCGTTTACGGAGATAAAACAGAAGAAGGAATTATGATAATTGAAAAGTATGATACGAAAAGAGAATAACTATCAATATTAGGAATAAATGAAAGACAGCTTTTTGATTTATAAATCATTTTATAAACCCATATCGAGATTATCTGACAAACAACTGGGCAGGCTGTTTCGAGCAATATTCAAATATCAACTTGGCGAGGAGGTTACGGTAGAGGAGGACATTGAAATGGCATTTGAGTTTTTCAAGAATCAATTCGAGATAGATGAACTCAAATATCAGGGCATTGTCGAGAGAAACCGGAACAACGGGCGTAAAGGAGGTAATGACAAAAACTCTGAAACGGTTAAATCAAAGTCCAGTGGGAGCCAAACGAGCCACTCGACCCCAAATAACCCAGTGGGGGCCAAACGAGCCAGTGGGGGCTTAAATGATAATGATAATGAAAATGATAATGATAATGAAAATGATAATGATTTAAAAGAAACTTCTCTATCGAGAAGCAAAGAAAAAGAAGAAGATTTTGGCAAAGACGTTGACAAGCCACTGACAGAACTGCGTGAAGAACTACTCTCAAATCAAACGTGGATAGAAACGCTATCGATGAACAACCACATCGACGGGATCGAATCAAGATTATATATCGAGGCATATATCCGTAAACTTCAAAACGAGGGTATTGCAAGAAAAAGCGTCAGCGATGCACAACAACACTTTGCCCGCTGGTTAAGAATCGAACTAAAACGAGTACGAGATGAGCAATCCGGAATCCATCAAAAACCTAATTCCAAGACCAAACAGGAGCGATATGCAGAGTTTGCAGAAGCCATCGCCGCCAAGCTGGCAGCGGGAGATACTGGCAACCTACAAGACGGGGGAGAATCTGCTCTGCCTTTTTAGCCCCGACAAGCAGACAGAATACTGCAAAAACGAGGAGCGTTGTTTCACAGGACATGCACCGAGTATTGCAAGAGTTGCCCGGACATTTGGAGATAGCGTAGCTGAATCATGGTTGTCTATACAGCTCTTTGAACTCGCTGAATTTTCAAAAGTTCGCAATGGCATGGAACCAGCAGATTTTATCGAACTGGCACGGACAATTATCTTAGGCTATGGCGGTTTTAAGCTCACCGAGTTCATGGTATTCTTCCTGCGGTTCAAGCAAGGTCTTTACGGAACGTTCTACGGAGTTTTCGACCCTATGGTGATAACAAGGTCGCTTCGAGAGTTCAGAGCCGACAGAGAAAAACTATTGCGGTTCTATGAGGACAAGAAAAGGCAGGAGGAAAAGGAAAGGGAGAGAGAGCTACGTGAAAAGGAGAAAGCGACACCCGGTCAGATTCAAGAAATTATCGACAAATACAGCAAAAAGGAAAGTTAAGTATGAAAGACATAGAGCTTTACAACGACTCATTCCAGAATTATAAGGTATATGGTCTGCCAAAAGCCCAGCTGATTATAGCAGATGTGCCGTATTGTTACGACACTGAAACGGAGTGCTTCACAAGAAACGGTTGGAAAAAATATACTGATATTCTACCAGAAGATGAAGTACTGTCACTTAATCATCAAACACAAAGAATGGAATATAGCGGCATCGCAAATATTATAGTGAGAGATAATGATGAGGACATGATACAATTCAAAAACCAAAACATTGACTTGTTTGTATCTGCAAATCATAGGTGCTATACTGTTGAAAAGTTTACACCCAATTTAAAATTTGGAGAACGTATCCGAAACAGAAAACGTATAAACACTGAAAACATACGGCTTGCTAAAAATATTACTGCGGCTTCATCTGTACCACGGTCTGGATATATTTGGACTGATTTTACGGATTGCGATACAGTGGTTATCCCGGGAGTAGAGATAAAACATAATGGGAAAACACTAAATTCGCACACCACCGAAGATGTCGTTATAAATACTATTGATTGGTTACGCTTCTTTGGCTTATATCTCGCTGACGGTTCTTATTCAAGATGTAGCAGTTCAGGTTACACAGTAAGTATCAAACAACACAATCGTGATCGTGATAAAGTCCGCAAGATACTAAGCAATCTACCATTCAAATTTTCAGAATCCCAAAACAAAGGTAGAGATAGTGCAAACTATAATATCTACTCAAAACAACTGTATTGCTATCTTGAACAATTTGGCAGAAGTGCTGATAAGTTTATACCACGTTGGATATTGGATTTGCCTACGGATAAACTAAAAATATTTTGGGAGTCTTATACGTTTGGAGATAGTTCGCAGAATGGTCCGGGGATAAGAATTAGTTCTATTTCTAAAAAACTAATCTTGGGATTGCAGGAGGTGGCTTTAAAATTAGGGACACTATGTCAAATATATACAAAGCAGATAAACAGTGGTGATTTGTACCAGTTTCAATATAACCCATTATCTCGCAATATAAAATACGGCAATAAAAAAGTTGTTGCAGATTATACAGGCAAAGTATGGTGCTTAACACTAAAAAAGAATAGCGTATTTTTAGTACGCAGAAATGGCTCCATTTGTTTTAGCGGAAACTGCTTAGGAGACAACGCCTACGCCAGCAACCCCGCATGGTATATCGACGGAGACAACAAGAACGGCGAGAGCGCATTGGCAGGCAAACAATTTTTCTCGTCCGACAGCGAGTTTCGTCCGGCAGAGTTCATGCACTTCTGTTCCAAAATGCTCGTCAAGGAACCGAAAGAAGCCGGCAAATCCCCCTGCATGATACTGTTCTGCGAGTATGAACAACAGTTCAAATTCATAGAGTTAGGCCGCAAATACGGGTTAAATCACTACATACCGCTGGTTTTCCGCAAGGACTTCTCGGCGCAAGTGTTGAAAGCAAACATGAAGGTCGTCGGCAACTGCGAATACGGTCTTATCCTTTATCGGGACAAGTTGCCCAAATTCAACAACAACGGGAGAATGATATTCAACTGCTTCGACTGGGTGAGGGACAACACCACGCCCAAATGCCACCCTTGCCAGAAACCAGTCCCGCTTCTCAAACGGTTGATAGAGATATTCACGGACAAGGGCGATGTTGTCATCGACCCGTGCGCAGGAAGCGGCACGACCCTGTATGCGGCAGCCTCATTGGGAAGAAAGGCATATGGTTTCGAGGTCAACAAGCAATTTTATAACGACGCAAATGAAAAGGTCTTGAAAAGAATACAAGTCAGTTTATTTCAATAAATTATAAAAATCATACAGATATGGGAGAAATAGAATTTATGAAAGGAGGAGAGCAATGAGCAGGACAATTAATTTTCGTGGCAAACGATTCGATAACGGGCAATGGGCTTACGGCAATCTGATAATTGACGATAGCGGTAATTGCGAAATCGTAGATTACAAAAACAATCAAGAGATTAGATACGATGTCCGTAGAGAAACGATAGGTCTGTTCACGGGGCTGTATGACGCCGACGGAAAAGAAATCTACGAGGGTGACATATTTCAAGTTAAAGCGTATGAACCCAAGTTTGAAGTCTATTTTAAAAATGGCATGTTTGAATACCGTCAGATTGGTAGTTCAAACAGACCTTTTCCATTAAGAAGGATTTATTTTGATTCTTACGTTCTCGGCAACATCCACGACAACCCCGAACTACTGAAAGGAGACAAGCAATGATTGAACGATTAAAATGCTGTATCAACATTCTGTTTGCAAAGCAATATATCGTTTTTACGGCAGACAAATACAAGATGGGTAAGTTTGGATCAGGATATATCTAATAAAGCATTCTTACAAGCGGCCATTGAGGTTATAGAGGAAATAGATAGTCATCTTGTTGAAGTTAATGAGAAAAATTGATAAACAGAAATAATAATGTAAAAAACAAGGAGGAATTTATGATACGGAAAGTAGAAATGTACCAAGCCGTGTGCGATAATTGTGGTAAGGCTTGTATCAATGAAGATATTTGTGCATGGAGTGAAGAAAGTCAGGCCATAGAAGATGCTCTTTATATGGACTGGCAAATTATCGGTGATAGGCTATACTGTCCGGACTGCTTTGAATACGATGATGAGACAGACGAATACAAACCGATAAAGAAGGAGGAGTAGAGATGAAAGGGAATGCCTGTACATTCCCATAGAAAGCGAAATCACGCACTTTTCTTATCGCTCACCAAGAACGAAAAGTATTTAGACCTTTTAGGGTAAATCTTTTTACCGTTCTTGATGATATAACGGCAGAATATGCGGATTTTCCCACTTTCATTTTGAACTTGATCTTTCACATTAACACCTCCTTTCCGTTTTGCCTGCCGACCTGTATCGACAAGCTATAAGTTGCACCCTGTCAAGTGCAACTAAAAAAAGCCCAAAGTTACAGGACATTGGGCTTAATGTCTTTCTCACACGAGAATGGACAAGATGATGGCGAATGACAGTTCGCCGGAAAGGAGGTGTTAATGTTCCGAATCAAGTTCGATGCAAATCGACTTCGATATTTAGTTATCAAATATCAAATTAACTCTTTTAATAGTTTAGTTAACATTGTTGTATTATGAGTAAAAAGAAAATCTACATCTCCCTACCCATTACTGGCAGGGACTTCGATGAAGTGGAAAGTGAAATACTATACGTTTCGGGAGTCCTCGAAATGAAAGGATACCGTGTCGTCACACCGATAGACTTCGATGTAAACCCCGATTTGGAAAAACCCTATCATGAACTTCTGGGAAACGATATAAAGGCTCTTATGGGATGCGATGAGGTATGCCTTTGCCCCGGTTGGGAAAAATCCAAAGGCTGCCAGTTAGAAAATTTCGTGGCCCAACTATGGGATAAGGAGATAATGGAATTTGAATAATTAAGCGTATGATTATGGAAAGAAAAGTAGGAGAAATATTTGAGTACAACGGTGAGTGGTATCAGTGCGTAGAGCAACCAAAACAATATGATTGTGCCACTGTTTTTGAATTATGTGCTTTTAGTGCTGTTGGTAATTGCGAACTTGATAAATGTAGTGGAACTTATAGAAGTGACAGTAAATCTGTAATCTTCAAGAAACTTGAAAAGGTCGGAGAGCCACATTTTATATACGACAAAATTTTTAAAGGCGGTAAAGTTTATGTTCAAAACTTCATGGTATATGAAGATTTTAAAAATCATAAACCTATATGCGATGATTATGTATTATATGATTGGCATGAAAAAATAATAAGTATAGAAATCAAACAAAACAAAGAAGATATGGAAGAAAAGAAATTGAACTTAAAAGAATTTGACCTTGAAGCAGCCAAAGCAGGCAAACCAGTCTGCACGAGAGATGGTAGAAAGGCAAGGATTATTTGCTTTGATTTAAACAATAAAAACTTTCCAATTGTTGCTATTATAAATTGTGATACAGAAGAAAATGCGTATCAGTATGATATTGATGGTGTATGTGATGAGCATGATAATAATCTTAACCTTATGATGTCCCCTGAAAAGAAAGAGGGGTGGGTTAACTTGTGCAAAAATAATTATGGAGATACATTAGCTGTTGGCGTATTTCCTAACAGAGAAGAAGCCGTAAGTAATTGTCCGCCATCGTATTTATGTACAATTAAAATCGAGTGGGAGGAGTAACTATGACATGGGCTATAATATACTGCATATTCAGTGTGATAATGACTTTAATCCTTACAATTTATATTATGAGGTGTGACGGTAAATTCACTGTCGGTGATTTATTCGTTGCACTTTTCTTGATAGTTCTTAGCCCAATAACTTGGATAGTAATTGGTATATTGGAATTACATGAAAGAGGATTCTTTAAAAAAGTTATTTGGAAACGAAATAAAAAATAATAAGTTATGTGGATAGCAAGAGACGAAAGTGGAAAATTGTTTATGTACTCAACTAAACCATTTAAGCGTAAATATACATGGGGATTTAAAGACAACAAGACTATTGTTGTTGTATTAAGTGACAGTTTATTCCCAGAAGTAAAATGGGAAGACAAAGAACCAAGAGAGTTGATATTGAAATAATTATTTAAGACAAGTAAATCATGAACATTGAAATATTGAAAGAGGAGTACAGCCGGAAGATGGAGAAGGCTCTGAGAAGGGGAGACTTCGCATTGTTTGACAACTTGCGAAGACAATACGACCGACTCCTGCAAACCCGTGAGCAAGTCCCGGCAAAAACAATCACCGACACCATGAGCAAAGAGGACAAAGAGAAATGTAATCGCCTCCTGAGAAAAATTCCCGTGTTGGCCGACATTGCAGAATCCTCCGCTGTCGATTTGCTCTCACTACTGAAAAAATATGACGGCACTGTTACCCTTCCTATGCTGGAAGAACTGAGAGCGTTCAACCACATCGCCCGTGACCTGCGATCCATCATAGACCGTGTAGGCGACGAATCTTTTTCCATTTCCTTTGGAGATACATGCGACAGGGTGAACGAGTGCATAGATGATATTTTCACTAATAATTAAAATCGCTAACATGGGAAAAGTTTATATTGAAGATGACAAGTTAGTTGTCAAAACTGACAATGGGATTATAAAAAGCGATGGTACATTTTATGCCGAGCTTGAATCCTCTAAAATTTATACTATTGACGCTTATTCTATCTCATTCCTACTTACTGCCATAAATAAAGTGGGTGCTATTTATGTGAATGATTTGATATATCCAGAAAACCATGTTTATAGGATATTTACAAATGAGGCATTGAAAAGTGAGATTGACGAGTTGAAAGATCAATTAGATAAATACAAGTGTTTGTTACAAGAAAACGAAAATCTTAAAAGAGAAATTGGAAGATTAGAGATAATAGAGCATGATAATAGAGCATCTATTAAAAAGCTGGAATTATTGACCGATAAGATAAAAGAATATAATTCCAATCCAAAAATATTTTGGGAAAGAATTAAAATGTAATGAACAGATATTCATGGAAAAAGAAGAAATTAAATATAAAATAGCCTATTACGAAGCTGAGCGAGATAGAAACTTAAAAATACACTGTCCACGGGTGGCTGCAAAATTTCAGAGAATGATAGACAAACTGAAAAAAGAGATTTCATCAAAAAAACAATAAGGTAAACAAATGGCAACCACGTACGCCGACATATCAAGAAACATCATTAGTTTTACAAAAAATATCTTGTATGAAAACCATTCCTTTCTCGGGTATAGTATTAGACACCTCAAATCCACAAGACGGGCAGTTGACCGCTATGGTAAATCTCCGGCACACTTCCACTGGATCTATATCTCCGACTGGTGTGAATAAGAAAATATATACTATTTCCAATCATAGGGAACTCATCTATATTCATAAAGGTAATGGTTATGAAAATTGGATTACTTTCGATGGAAGAATTATCTACTATGAAGCATATCGTTATGGCAATGACAATGTTGTGAGACCCATGTACTACAACGATGGGGAAAGTTCAGAAACAAAAATTGGAGTTCCTATTTATCAAATTGATAGCTTAAATGATATAACCTCCGTTGGAAACACCCTTGTTGTATCGACAGACGATGGTATTTTTTATTTCTTGTGTTATCTGTATGGATCATCTGGCACATACGTTTACAAAGATATTTCTATAAATGAAGATGATATAACTGTAAAAATAAATAAAACAGAAGAAGGACAGGTAAATAAACAAAATTTAAATTTCCCTTACGACTTAGTATCTGGTGGAATAGGTTGTAGTGGAGAACAACCGTATGGGGAAGTGTATGAGCCTATTGCAACTCTGAAATCGGAAGGTAAAATTCAAGATGTGTCACTTATCCGTTGGGCTATAAGAATGTATGATGGAACATATACTTTATATTCAGCACCTATTCTGTTTATAAAAAGAGATCCAATAACATTTTATGCCTATATATCAGAATCAGGATCTAGATATGTTACAGCACATTATTACTATTATAAGATAAAAGTAGATATAACTATTCATAAATCATTAAAAGAATCCGATATATATAAAGGAATAGATATATTCATGGCGGATATTCCTTATTACGACGATACTGATACATATAAAAAGAATTTACCGTTACAAACGGAAACAGATTTATTCTACACAAGTGACGAAAAACTACGGGAGCGAATATTAGAGACTGCCAATTTCTACCGCATTGCGCAATACGATTTCGATAGCGATAAATTCAACGGCAATACCCTTTCAGATATACCCGATTTATCCGACATATTAAAAAATCTCGTGTACCAGCCCACATTGACAGACGATACCTATTCCCATAATAAGCTCATTGCCGAAAAAATATTTAATTATAATAGCAAGTTGCACATTTCAGGTACGTCCCAAAAATTATATGATGGCTATCCTGTCGAAATGTTCATATCCTACGCCGGTTCAACAGTAGACGTCATAAGATACATTTCAAAAACCTATATAAAGACCGAAGCTGGAACTTCTATCGTGGTGCGCGACCAAGACCTATCCGACGGAGAAAGTCTGTTGTTATTGTCTCCCTATATAACTTATCCTGATTCACGGGCTTATCAAATGGAAATAACCATTATCTATGAATCCGAGGAAACACGTTATCTTTATTCGGCCAAGTTCGATTTAAAACCACATGATTTCTTGGACCTGTCCTATTATCTCCCCACAGGAGAGATAAATCCGATAACAATTTCAGGTACAGTAATAACAGAAATACCGGAGGCTCCCCAATCTTCGAATAACATCGAGTCAACCCCAAACAAACTTAAAGTCTCCGCCACAGACAACCCATTCATATTCCCAGTAGAGCAAACCTATACCGTCGGAAATGGCAAAATCATAGGATTGGCAGCCGCTACCCCTGCGCTATCACAAGGACAATATGGTCAGTTCCCATTGTACGTTTTTACCGACGAGGGTATATATATGTTACAAGTTGGAGCGGGAGAAGTAATATATACGAACTGTTTCCCGGTATCAAGGGATATTTGCGACAATCCCGATTCCATTATATCTCTTGATAACGCTGTGGCTTTTACCTCCGATAGAAAATTATTTGTTCTTTCCGGCTATTCTGCCAAATCAATTTCCGATTCTCTCGAAGCTGATTATGTTCCCAACCCGGCAAACATATATATGGAAGGAATAGAAAATGTATTGATTGAGCCTTTGTTGGCATACAATTATCCTTTTGGTGAGCTTATCATAAAAAATGCAGAAGGAAATACTGCCTTTATTTACGATCTTCAACGAAAAATATGGAGACAAAGAAAAATTAAAGCTTCCTATTTTATACCGTCGTATCCGGTGTGTTATGCCATATCCGATGAAGATGAAGTATATGATTTATCCCAAGAGTCCAACCAGTTACAAAATGTTACCATTTGTACAGCTCCCATAACACTAGGAACACCGGGATTCAAAAAAATAGAACGCTTCATTTTGCGTATGTTGGCCGGAGGACATTTCTCTATTTCCATATATGCATCCAATGATAACAAAACATTTTATAAGGTCATATCAGTAAACATAAACAGCGATACACTGTTATCCGATGTTCCACTTCCCAGAATACCGTCATCTTGGAGAAACTTCTATCTATTTATAGAAGGCGATATGCTTCCCGATTCGACCATTACAAGATTAGATATACAGGAAAAAAATACATTTAATACCAAGTTAAGATGAAAAGATATTTATTTCACTATACGGCGGAAAAAATATTGTCTGAGGTAAAAAATATTACAACTATGCTCGGAGCCTCTCGACGAAATGAAGACGGGAGTACTCAGCTAGTCTCATTATCCCTTACCGAAGACGATGATTTGTTATTTCAGCGATTTTTGAAAGATGCACATGCCTATATGCAAAATAAACTTGTTGCCTATATCATGGACTCCGAAGATGATGAGCGGGAAACAGGCCAAATCGATATATGCGATTTAGACCCGGACAACAGGCTTTCAGACGACGATTTGAGGTTGTACCGTCTTTGTTATCCATGTCAGCTGAATGAAGATATACCAGATACCTCTATCTGTGTAGCCGACAATTATATATTACAATTTCTTATAAATTACATAATATATCGGTGGCTCATGATTAAAAATCCACAAGAAGCAATGATATATAAAACTCTTTCCGATGAAAATGCGGATAATGTAGTATCTTCATTAAGCCGGAGAAAATCTGGGAAAATACGCCGAAGAATACACCCGTGGTAGAAAAAATAAGAACCTTATTTAATATTCTTTTTTATTTTCCTTTCAAGAGCTCTACGATTTTTTCGGTTTGTAGTGAGATTAGAGGCCAAAGAGTTTAGCTTATCCTTCTCTTCCGGCGAAAGCAGATTATAGACCTCTTTCCTCGACTTGCCGGAACATATGGCTTGTATGATTCTAGCTATATCCATATATTAAGTGTTTCCTACAATGTTCACATAAAAATTTTTTTGCTATCCTATACATTTTCTGTCCTATTTTTCCGCTAAGATATGCTACTTCTTCTCCCCACGGGTTGAGATTGAAAGTCTTCGCTATATGCATTTCCAAATGTTTTCGCTCGTGACAAAACGAATTCATAAATTCTTCGGCGGAAGAATTTATACCGATTACCATTACAGTCTCGTGTGTAGAATAGTTAGAATATGTCAGGCCGGTATCAAGTTTACAAGAAGAGAGATTATTAAAAGCGACGGACAGGTTTTTTCCTCGGCAACCAATAGAATATAAAGCTTCCATAATCTCGTCGGTATAATAGCAATCCACGGCATAGTAGACCTGTACCGACCAATCATATTCTTTTAATCTGAATTTTTGTCGTATCATAAAACATCGTCCCATTCAATGGGCTCTCCACCGGCTATCATTGTTGCATACCAACGGCGCATAGCTGTACCATCTGGGGCATCTATATCATCTATCGTATCTTTGATATACAATGCCAAATGTTGTTCATCAGGGACAGAAGATTTATACAAATCTGCTTTACACATGTTTGCAACATACACATAATCGTATAAAATATTGTTGTTGAGTTTAATATTGTATTTACTCAATATTTCATCTACGATGTCTCGTGTCAGAGGTTCGATTCGTTCCTTCTTTCCTGTTGATGGGTTTAACCGCTTCATCTTTGAAATGGCAAATTCACATAACTTTTTATTAAAGTGCCAACCATAATTTCTAAGATATGCGGTCATTTCTCTTGGTCTATCATCATACATATCTAAACTTTCCCTTTTCATAAGATAAATAGTTTAAGAAGGGTGTAGTAGTTACCACACCCTTTCAGTTAAACATTAGCGATAACGAGAGTAACGACCCGTTCCACGAACCCCTCGCCGTTGACCCATACCACCGCCTGATCCACTGCTTCCGCCACGCTCTCCGAAGTTGTCATCGAAGTCGTCATCATCGTAGCGTTCACCTAAGCCTTCTTCTTCCAAGCATTCGAGAAGTTTTTTCGTATACTTGTAGGCTTTTTCAGCGTACTCCATCATTTTTTCAGAGTTATCGCCCTCGTTGATTTCAAACATTCTTCCCATATTACTTTTTGTTTTTAGAATTATCAGAAGCACCGAGCTGTTCCATCAGTTTCTTGTTCATGGCCATGAGGTCGGCCATGCTCCTGCTCATTTCGGACATCTGCCCTTTGAGGGTGGCAATCTCCTGCTCCTGCCTTTGCTTCTCCGCAAATTCGGGATTCAAAATTGTCAATATCTTGTCACACCCGGCAATCACGTTCTCGTGGTAATTCCGCCGGTTCAGTTCGTCCAAGCTCTTCTGTCGGATAGCCGACACTTCCGAGTTCATGGCCTCTCTGGAACAAGATATGACGATGTTGCCGTTTTGCCCGAAGTCGGCGATGTCCGCCCCTGCCGGCAAGTTCTGGAACGTCGTGTTCTGCCCGTTCACGCTGACCACCACGTCCACCACCATTTCCATCTGGGGCAGTTGCCCGATAGGTGTCGGCATGGGGTATTTGGGCTTCGCAGCCGAAACGCTGACGACGGAGCCTATATCCACTAAGGGATTTTCGTCCTTATGAAGGATAAATAACTGGTTGTTTGCTCGAAGATTCTGAAACATAGTTTTTTGATTTAATGGGACTGCCCGGTAAAAGGCAGCCCCGTGTTAATTATTTGCTTTTGGCAGCGACGTTGGCCGCCGCAGTCGCCGTAGTAGGCCTGTACCCACCGTTGACAAGGAACACTTCGTTGGTGTACTTGTTGTAATGGATTTCATAGATCCCCGTACCGGCGATATTCCCGACCGTGACCGGCTCGTTGTTGTAAGCCATCAGAGGTCTCGTGTCCCCGTTCGTCCCGATGAGAATGGGAAGCGTTGCGGTCGTTCCGGCGGGTATCGCCTGACGGAGATTGATATAGAATCCTCCCACATAGTCCCTGTTACGGAACGCATGGTCGGGAAGTTCCAAAGTCACGTTCTCCGTACCGACCGTCACCGCCACCGTAGGCAGCGTGTTCAAATTCACCCTGCCCAGCGTCGGGAACGGAAAGGGAAACCCTGTAAAAAAGTTAGGCCACATATATACCTCCTTCCTTCTTTACCGGATTAACCCCAGTAGTTGTTGCAACCGCATCCGTAACCGCTGCGCCCATATGCGATATCGCCCGCATAAGCACCATAAGCGGCAGCCCGGTACAAGTCCGTGTTTACAGCCTGAATGTTGGGATATACCACGGGAACGGTATTGGGCAATTTACACTTGATACCGTCCACATCGCTTTGGAGAGCCTGCAAACCGGCAGCGAGGGGAGCGATCTGTTGCCCTACCGCATTGAGAATGGTCGCATTCTGGTTACGTTGTGAGATTTCAGCCGCCAAAGTAGCCTTCTCTGCCGTCAAAGCGGTGATCTTGTCCTGTAAAGCCTGAGTTTGGATAGAATCCAGCTTCGCCAAAATGGCACGAGTGTTCTCATTGCCACTGTCCACGAGGGAGTGGGTTTGTTCCGAGGTTGCGATACGGGTTTCATATCCCTGTCTCTCGATTGCGTTTTGCGTCTTGCAGCAGCAATCGGCGATTTGAGTCGCCAGCGTACAATTACCCGATTGAATGCTGTTGATGATCTGTTGTGCGGACATGCCCACTTGGTTGCCGACACCCTGAATCAAGCCCTGAATGTTGCACAAGGCGGATTGTAACTGTTGGGTAGAGCAGTTCAAGGACGAGGCGAGTTGGCTGATGGCATTGCCGTTGCCTTGAATGGCCGACATCAGGTATTCACGTCCGACATCTCCGTTCAATTCGGCAGGAAGCCCGCCCCGGTTGCCAAAACCTCCGAATCCGTTACCGCCCCAGCAGAACCACAGCAGGATAATCCAAATCCACCACATGCCTCCGCCCCAAGCGTCCTGATTGTTCCTTCCCTGATTGAGAAGGGCCAAGAGTCCGGGATCGACCCCTTTACCGCCCATCAGGTTGGGCAATAAAGCCATGATGTCGAACTTGCTTCCGCCACCATTGGGCTCTTGATTGAAAACATACGTTCTTTCCATATAGATATAATTGATGGTTACGGCCAATATCGGCCGCATACAAACGTATGGCTATTGCCGTTGCTATCCTCGTATTTCGGTGGCTATCCTGTTGCTGACCCGTTGATTTGTCGTTGACAGGATAAAACTTCCCGAACACCGCTGTTTCAGGCTGTTTTTCAATTTGTTCACCCCCTGCCTCGTCATGGAAAGATAAGCGGCGGTGTTCTCCTCGGAGAAGCCCAGCGATACCAACGCACAGATGAGCAGACACCGTGCGTCGACCGCATTTTTGTTCGCCCCGTTAATCAATTCGCCGTAACACAGTTCGCATTCCTCGCAAACGATTTGCAAGACGTGTTCAAAGATTTCATTGGTTTTCATATCTCTTGCCTTTTTAAATATTTGTTAAATTATAGATTGTTGACACAATAAAAAACATCACGTTCCTGTTTAAAGGATGTGAAAGCCTCGTAACATTCCCCGTGATGTTGTCTCTTGTTAGTTTTGAAGAGCAGCAAGAGATTGAGGCTTTCCTCTTTATACTCCGAAGCCTCGAAGGAGTCGTAAATCAAATTATATCAAGAAACCCAGTCCTTTCAATTTTGTTATCCATTTCACGATGTAAGGGACAATCAGCAAGATAACTCCACCGAGAGCCCACCAGCACCATTGAGGAGTCTTGTACTTTACTACCTCGACGGGGTAGGGTACTTGTATGCTGTCCGTCTTGGATATATACAGCGTATCGATTCTGTCCTTGAACCTGTATATGTACTTGTATTGGAACTCCCGAATCGTGTCTCCCGATTTCTCGATGAAAACACTGTCCCGCATGTATATGGAATCGAGCTGTACCCGGTTCATATACACCGTGTCGCTCTTTGTCGTTTCCACAGGAACATACACATGTTTGGTACAACTCGTTGCAGCCAAGCCAACCAAGAACAACGATAGGAATACGATATGTCTCATAAGCTCAGTATTTGTTTCCTGTTCTTCGAAGACGACACATAAGACACGTGCACCCAACTGTAATCGCTCTCGTCAATCAACTGGTCAAAGGGCAGGTTATCCCGTATAAGCTCGAACAGCTTCTTATTCTCCGTCTTGCTCCCTGCCGTGATGTCCGCCGCCTCGCCCCTCATGTGCTGGCTGTTTTTCGCACCACCCACGGAGGCATTGAGTTTGGGACAACGATAGCCCGAATTGACGGTTATCGCCTTCCCGTACATCTCCCGCAAGGGGTCTAAAACATGGGTGACAAGGTTCGACAACGCAACCGACGCCTCGCTAGTAGGGGTATTGTCTATACCCAGTTTATCGGCCGTCGAACTCTTTGCGAGTTCTTTCATCGTGAAGTATTTCATATCCATTCTTCATTTTTAGCGACAAAAAAAGCGGTGACTTTTTTAGAATCACCGCTTGAAGCAAATTGAAATACAATCTTTAATCGTCTTTATTTTTATGTGCCGAGAAATTTATTGTCGGCAAAATAATCGGTTTAAATCCCGATAAAGCTGTCAATGCCGAAATATAAGCCCTGACATGAGGGAAGAGAATCGCAGGTGCGTTTATCATGAAGAAATTATTCTTCGCTTGATCGTCCAAATCAGAATCAAATTCAAAGAACCCAGCAATTTCAACCGATATATTGACTGCATTGTTAGCATCTTTTATATGAACCATAAGGCCAAGACGGAATAGTCGTTTCTCCTCGTTGATACCATTCTGCCTTCCCATTTCGATAGAATAGTCTGTATCCCCTTCTTTGATATTGTCTTTGTTAATATCAAAATGGGAATGTTCGATCTTAAAATCTACTAATCTGAATTTTGCTTTATTTTCTGCCATACTTATATTATGCTGCTATGTTATATGACTCGTTTATATATGAATACTCTTGATTTGTATTGATATTTTCTTTACGGCCAAATTTGAATCTTATAGATAAAAACAGGTTAAAAGAACTATATTTCCCATAGTCAACAGAAAGTGATTTTTCAAATAGAATATTATCCATATTATTCATTTTTTTTACACCTGTGACTAATAAATCCTCTTCTGGAAATGAATTTTGAAATTCTTTCCATAACATATATTCCATTTCCAAATATTCCTTGTCATTCAGTCTTATGCTTTCAGGAGAGACCTCCACGATATGGAAGTCAGTAGTCTTGTCATAAGCATACTTAATCCCTATTCCCGATATTTTCGAGGCAATCGATTTAAGTTTGGAAATAATAAAGTCCGTTGCATTCATAACTCACAATATTTAGAAATTAATAAACTTATGATACTCCTTGATGATTTAAGTGCCTCTTCAGCTTCCTCCTTATCAATCAAACCAGTCGAATAATCAGCTTTGTTACGCAAGAATTTTAGAGTTTTATAATACCTGTTATAATCAATCATGCAAAATTTATTCTGCTTTTCAAGATTATCGCTCATAACAGTCGAAACGTATTTATGAGAACCTTGACCTTTTGAATTATTATCCTGTTCTTCATATCCAACATCGCAAAAATTAGCCAAGATATATTTCGACATTTGGAACGCAGCATAATAAGAACAATGTACAGAAGCCGTAAATAAGCTCTTATCTATTAACAAATTTGCGGCATGAATGTTCTCATCTGATTTTACTTTAAGAACTGACATGTTTTATACAATACAAACATAATAAAGTCACGACGACAATTCTAAATATTTGCAAATTTATAATTTGTTATTAATATAACAATGACATAACTATATTTTTAATTTAATTGTATAATGTAAACAAACGGTGATTCCAAGAAGTCAAAGAACGCTTTCCCGTCGCCGGGTTATAAAAAATTATCTTTCAATAGTCATTTTTTTCCGTCAGGCAATCCAAACCTCGATTTGAATCACCAGTCCGCCCAGTATGGTAACCAGCAAGTCGGCATACGACCAAGCCCCCGGCTTCCTCCACTCGTCGACAGCCTCCTTGATACAGCCGGCTATGGCAGAGAACAGCACACAATATTCCGCCGTCGCACCTGTCACGATGGCGAAGAAAGAGGCGATGACACCTCCTGCGATAAAATGCAGCAGCTTGTCGTGGGGAACAGACAATAACAACCCTTTGATTCTTTGTAATAGTTTCTTCATATTATTCGTTATTTAATCGGTGATAAAAATCCAGCTTGATACGGTCATAGACAGAAACGACATTCGTATATGCCCGCCCGTTGTTCACATTGTCCGAGTACACCTCGCTGACCACTACCTCTGACACCCAGTCTATCCATTCGGGATTGGTATAACATGAAAGACGCTTGCCCCGATAGGTAAAGTAATCGAAACGGCTGTTCCTGTCCTCGAACTGGTTCGTGAGCAAAGTATGTATCTTACCGTAGGTTTTCTCCTTGTCGGCGATATGATTCTCGTCCCGGACCTTCTTGATGATTCTGCAAACCCTTTCGACGGCCAAATCGAAATACACGTTCGATATGTTCTTTATCCGAAGCTGCGTTTCCGGCCTCAACCCCTCCGATATGTCGGACAACATGGTATTCTGGTCGTTCGTCTTTTCGATGAGCTCTTTCAAGGACTCGCCGTAGTCCTCCATGCTCTTGGTGATAATCGACTTGAACCACTTGAAGCAGGCTACCATCATCATGGCCGACAACACCAAGAAGAATGCGGCGGTCATCACCAAGAACCCCTGTTCGCTTATCCCTCTGGCTACCTCCGTAGCCTCATTTATTCCTATCATATCAATGTTTCTGTTTTTATCCCATTTCCTCCTGCAAAGCCTGTTCTTTGGCTGCATGATAGCTTAGATGTTCTTCCGGGGTAATCTCCCTTACGGTAGAAGCGTCGAAGTTCGCCGGTGTGTACATCGCTTTTACTCCTTCGTAAGTCTTTATATCATCGCCTTCTTGGTAGGTAGTCAGGTAATTACCTTCCGTTGCAGGAGTAATCTTTTGATAGGTTTTTTCTTCTATATTCATGGGTATTTGTTTTTTTATGTGGTTTTGTTTGATTATGTTCTTTTCTCCCTTACATTGAATCGGCGAAATTAACCGTCCAATTCTCCTCCGTCAGTTTCGCTATGATACCTTCCGATTCTAAGAAGGTTTGCGCCGCCGTGTTGAATGTCAACGCAGCGGCCGGTAGTCCCAAAGTTTTTAAAGGAGCTACACCGCTTTCTCCGGCAGCATAGGCAAATCCTCCTAACAGTTTTAAGGTTGCTTCGTCGATATTCGGGGAATCTGCCAGCGATAGAGCAGTATGTAAGAAGATCACATCGCCGATCGACGACAAAGCCGAGCATCCTTTAAACATGTTTGTCGCTACCGTTACGTTCGAAAAATCCCAGTATTCAAGAGATTGCATAGATTGGTTATTATAGAATATAAAGCTACAATTAGCAATTTTCGGAATATTTATCTTCGGGAAATGAACGATAGGAATGTTTGAAAAAGCGTATGTCGCGGTGACGATATCCGGTAAATCGATATTGCCTATTTCCGTTAGTTTTGAGCTCTCAAAGGCGTTAAATGCGGTATATGCACTTTGAACGGATAAATTTAAGATCTTATTTATATTACTCCTTTGAAAAATTCCTTCTAATGACTGCACTTCTAACGGCTCTATATTTACTTCATAATTTAGACTTGTTGTGCCACGAAATGCCGCTACAACGTTAGTCATTTTCCCCCAATTTAAGTTTGAAGGTAAAGAAATTAGAGATTTGCAGGTGTCAAAAATGTATGACAAATCCGTCACATTCGAGAAATCGAATACTTCGGGTACTTCCTCGAACGTAGAATAAGAGAATTTAATCCCTTCCGCCGCCACGTCGATTTTGGTAACGGGTACGAGTGTGCCCGTCAACTTCTCGCCTCTGGCATACGCCGTCTTTCCCACGACAATATCGGCAGCCGTGGCCGTGGCGTCAGCCGTCATCTCTGCCAACGTAGGGCACTGTTTCGATGGTTGCCCGGCTTGTATCAATCCCAATCTTCCTAAACTCATGGCTAAATCATTTTGGTAACACGAAAGGAACCAGATACAGGATAAAAAATTGTACCTTTCGAAATATAAAAATATTCTATTGTCCCGACTGTACTATATACATTAGATATAGTTCCGTTCATATCAAATTCGAGTTCGGCAATACCATTAGTGCCGGACTCGGTAAATATCCGGTATATCCCCGACTCCGTAATTTCGAAGTTTTCACTTTCATCTAACGTAATGTTCCCACCGGGCTGCAAAACCCCGATCGGGTTTAGATTTGAATCTAAGGGTAGTTTGATATTTTCCATAATTTATGTATATAAAATGGGGAAGGCATTAAACGGTAATTCCTGCCGGAGCAGAAACTCCTTTATTCTTCCTGCCGGAGCAGAAAAAAATAAAATGCCCTCCCCACGTTATTTGACAAACCTGTTTTTTCCATATAAAGTGGCATTATAGTACAATCCCAGTTTTTCAGTATAGCCCATTCTTCCGCAGAAGGCCGTCATACAGCCTTTTATCCATTTTTCATAATTAGTCACCGATAAGTCTTTTATAGCTAAACACAATCCCAAAGTGAGACTGACAAAGTTAGCATGTCCTTCATCATGTGACATCTTCATCTTTCCTCCGGAACAAACCATTTCAGCACTCGTTCCGCTCGAATAGAAAAATATTTGAGGAGGTACGACCTCCCAATCATGCTCACTTTTTTGATTACGCATGTATATAAATCTGCGCATAATGCTTTCCATCGAGAAAGGTATCCTAATCCATTCTCCATGATATTCTCCTACGATTAAATCAGAAAGTGCGACCGGTTTTATTCTGGATTGTGTCCAAAAAGGGATCCCTTTCATTCCGTATCTGTAATTACCGTTCAAAGATTCTCCTTTATTAGGATAACAATGAGACAAATCATCAAATTCTGATTTTATGTTATCGTAAACCGTCACCCATCTTCTGTGGCTGGCATTTTTCATTGCCACACTTTTACTCTTCCATCGGTTCAGGCACAAATAAATATTTTCTTTCTCTCGATTGATAAAATCCCAGCCTTGCGATATTCGGAACTCCACATAGCAATCTTTTATAGTATTAGATTCACGACTGCCGTATACCTCGCTTGGATCTTCGCCGGGCAAACTCACGAATCTTAATTCGACTTCCGGTAATAATTCCCCTCCGTGAACAGGAAACTCACAGATCGTATCTCCCCATTCGATCCCATTCCAATTCAGAGATATGAGACTGGGTTTTTCTACCAATACGGAAATCCCTCCGAAATTTGTGAAGGTATATTCTCCTGCTTGTGGAGCGAGATAGAAATAAGTCTTGCTTTCACCCGCTAGAACATCAGGAACAAATGTTTCCGGGTTGTCGACCATGTTCACGGCTCCGACAGCCCTATTTGTATCTATCCAACGGCTCCCGTCGAACATCCAGACGCTCAATGTTTCCCCGTTAGTGAAAAACCAGTCTCTTTGCGCCACCGGGTTATCCCGCATGGCATCTTCCAGTCTGTTATAAAAACCGATATATTTACCGGCTCGGTTGCATTTGAATATCCTACACATATCGATTTATACAGATAGTTGTTTCATTTCCGTTAATATCAATTCTTCGATAGCTTTTGCCATATCATACTGTTGTAAACTCATCAATACTTTTTTGGCAGTAATATATACCATGAGCATTTCCAGCCCTTGTGGAATATTTATTTCAGAGTCCTCTATCGTAGGTATGGGAACGTATCTTTTTTCCGTGCATTTAGGAGTTCTTACATAAGAAGGAACAGAATACCATTCCAAAATGAGTCCTTTTTCGTTGTTAACCACCGCACATACGGGGAAATTTGTGCCCCCTCGTGTAACAGGGTTCTTTTGTAACAGATAACTTTCACTATCCTCCGTTATGCTATCGTTTACCCTACGTTTCCAAAGTTCCATTTGAAAAGAAAAGAGACGTAGGAAATTGGAGGGGAGCGGCACATATCCACTTCCGTCTCCATATATTTCTATATCTCCCGGTATATCTTCGTGAGGCAAATATCTCAGTGGAGAAGCCAGTAAAGTTTCTTTTGCGCAATCTTCCGCAAGATTGTTTACCCGGTCATCTATGGGTATGTCGTTGTATGAAATTCCGACGCCCGACGGAGAGACCTCGTCGATAACTACCTTAACTAGATAAGATAATCGGGATATTTGCATGAGGTTATTTTAGATTAGGGAATGAAATGTTCAATTCTTCGGCTGCCGAGTTGATTTCTTCCGGCGTTTTAGCGATAATTCCTTCACCTTTCAGATATTCAACAGCTTCTTGAAACGATTTTACAGACTCTATTTTTACCCTTCTGTCTTCCTTTTCTTTTACAGGTTCTTCCTCGACAGCATCTAAAAATATAATGTCGTTGAACTCCTTAGAAGACTCTATCGCTTTCTGTACATTTTTGTCTTTGGTCGAGAAAAATCCGCCTGTGAATTTATTCCCTCTGAACTCAATGCGTACCGATTTACCTTTCACGGGTATCGGCATGCTTAGGTAAGTCTGGGTTTTATATACTTTCAACATAACTTCTATGATTTATGGGGAGTATCGATGAAAGATACTCCCCTGTTTGTTTTTTATTCAGCTTTCGGAGTGATACGAACGTGAGCACCCGGGTTCTTCAATACAATGCCCGAAATTTCTTGGATAAATTCTCCTTCCGTCTCACGTATACCCGCAGTTTTGAAATCCCTGCGTTCTTTCGACAACGACTTGAATTCAAATTTAGTCAAATAGTTATCGTCCACAACAAGGGCACATTTGCTCATACCTGCAAGATCGAATGCTTCTGTATAGACCACATACAAGTCCCCGAATTTCGAGTGAATGGAATCGAACGTAAGCCCTAGCTCGGCTTTGTATTGATCCCCCTGCATCACTTTCTGTATATCGAGGTTCGTCACTTGTTCGATAAAATCACTTCCGGCGAAAACCAGTTTTTTCTTACTGCTTGCATTTCCCGTTAAAGCCGTTTTACAGAGAGCTATCAAATCCTTTGCCGTCATGCCTGCCGATGCATCATACGTCCAGTCCTTACCGGCCTGCCACCAGATACCCTCGGTAAACCACACGTCTTCTTTCTTGACCGTATCACGCAATTTGTTTTTTTTGCCGAACAGGAAATTCATCTCCATGCCCCGCTTCATTTCCCAAATGGCATCGCGTTCCATGTCCGAGAACGTGAAATCGACCTCTTTTTCCGTCCATTCTTGATATACATCGGTAACTTCAACTTGTGTACAGAACTTTTGGGCATAATTCTCTTCTTTGGTCGGCAAAGTCTCGAATTGTGCCGTTTGTGCGTCTTTCTCTGCTCCGGCTCGTCCCATGCGAAGAAGTTCCGTTCCGGCTTCGATGGTAGGTACTATACCCGGCGTGCTACCGCTCTTTTTACCGTTCACCGCCAAAACATTCAGTTTACCGTCGGCATCTTTACTCATGACATAGAGAATCAACTCGTCTTTTTCAGCGGATCCAGCCTCGTCATAACCTTTTACACCGATAACCTTTATCGTGTCCGAAACTTCGAAATAATCGTTGTTCGCCGTGTCCAGTTTCGCGCCGGCCGACGATGTCTCCGTGTATTTCGTTTTCAAGGTAGTCAAAGCCGGTTTGGTGTCCAACGAATAAAACTCATATTCACGGGACCCTACCGAAATCACCCGACCGCTACGGCTCACCGTGTCTACCGGTGTAGACGAAGGCATAATTCGGCAAACCTCCTTGTCTATATGCGCTTTCAACAAATCCGGCGACACCTCTTTGGTCAAGTCAGCCGATACCGGCTCGTCCGTAACATTCACGCCGCCCCCTGCCAGAGGAACCGTCGCCGCCAGTGAGACGACCGTTTCGCCCGGCGAGAACAACCCGAAGGCGCACAACAATACAAACAACAACACCATACCGCCGGCGACGGCGATATATTTCCAATTCACTTCTTTACCTAAAATTTTCATCTTTTTCACCTATTTTGTTAAACAATCTCTCCTCTTTCAAAAATTCCCCTCCGTTTACTTCTCGGCACAGTTCCGTTCACTGTTATCCTATCCGCCGATTCCCTGTTCAGATTGGGTGTCCCGTCGTTCTTTACGCTCTTTTTTTGGAGTTCGATATGGGCATTTCTCCCCTTTACTTCCGCCACGGTGGCCGCTTCGGTCACATCTTCGTCATGTTTGTAAGCCCGCCAAAGCGCATCGAGGGTAGGGCGGTCGAAATTGAAAGTGAAAATGCTGTCGGCCAGAGACGATACAAACTCCTCGAAGGCCGTCCGTTCTGCGTCGTCGGCCGATTTTTCTTCGAAAAACGAGCCGATGGTCTCCGCATTACGGGCAGCGTTTTCCTCTTGTTTTGCTCTGATTTCGTTAAATGATTTCTCAGAATCCCGGCGAGCCGAAAGTCCTTCATTAAATTTTTTCATGGATTCTTCGTCCCCCGAGACAGCACCGAGAATATCTCCGTAACTTTTTGCGAGAGCTGGTAAAACTTCGCTTCCTGCAATTAATTCACTTAGAAATAATCCCGCTTCCGGTTCACGAGCCAATGCTTCTGTGAGAGATTTATTACCCTCGTCAAGTTTTCTGATTCTATCCTCTCTGGTATTATAAAAATCCTCTAATACCGAGTAGAAAGCATCATCGTCATTTTCATAGTCTACATCTTTATCCGGGTAAGTCGTACGTAGTCGTTCTACCCATACCGATCGGCCGCTTTTAGGAGATTCGGCTTTTACGGTTTCATCTACTGTTCCAGATGGAGCTTCAACTTGTGCTGTAATTTCTTCTTTATCTTTTTCCATACGATTTTTTGTGATGGGTTCAAAAAAAAAACTCAACACAAAAATCTCATTTTCATAGTTTTAGGACGGTACGTCATTGCAAAATCGGTCAGTGCGATTTTTAGGGCAGTACGTCATTGCAAAATCGATTTTTTAGCTTATATTTGCATCAAACCGATACCCAACATACGCAAATCAAATTGCGTATGCCTACATTAGATTATCAAGAAAACAGAGACCGAGAGTTCTGTGACACGTTCTACTACACCCTCAATTTGTGTGGTGGAATAATGTGTGATTACATTTATCAAGCGGCGATTCAATCCCCTTCCAAGCGGTTTTATATCGGTAATGAAAAAGCCATAACCAATCTTCTGAACATAAAAAAAGGAAAACGAATAACATCTTGTCCCATAAAGCAAAAGATGTACATCGACCTATACAAAAAAGCCTGTGAAATTCAAGCCAGTGATAATCGCATATCGTTTTCAGAAGCAGTTAGAAGGGCGATTCGTTCTCCGGCTCCACAATTTTATATTTCTGTTCGTACGGCGAGGCATATCATAGCCATGAGAAGAAAAGATGCTTTTTTCAATCAAAAAAGGAAGGAGGCATCGAATGAATTACTCTGAAATAATAGCAGAGAACAAAAAAAGGAGAATGTCTTTTACGGAACCGTATGATCCGGTAACGGGAGAGGGGTCAGATGTAATACCCCGAAAAGAAATAAAAATCGAAGAGTTCGGGACTCTACATATACCCGCCGATATGTACGAGGAAAATGGCTGGGTACAGATACTTTCCCAAGAAAAATCCTATAAAAATCTTCTTGAAAACGGGCTTCATCAACAAGCCACACCCCAGCTTATTCGAGAAATAGACCGTCAATTTTTTTTGCTGCGGATTAAATACGATTTTGAGTTTTGGGCGATAGCCACAGTTAAGATAAAAGATAAGATAACATCGGTCGATATACCCTTTCTTTTGAACAGACCGCAAAGAAAACTTCTTAAACTATTCGAACAGCAACGTCGTGAGGGGAAACCAATCCGGGTGATTCTACTCAAAGCCCGACAATGGGGAGGTTCAACGCTCACACAAATCTATATGGCGTGGATTCAGCTTGTACACAAACATCAGTGGAATAGCGTCATAGCAGCGCATGTAAAAGACTCATCTTCCAATATTCGAGCAATGTATAGCAAACTGCTCGACAATTATCCTTCTTGGATATTGAATAGTCCGCTTAAATTGAGACCGTTTGCTAGAACTCAGAATATATCTTATATCCAACAAGTAAATGCCCGTGTAACGATAGGTTCGGCAGAAAAACCCGATTCTGTTCGAGGAGCAGATATAGCTATGGTTCATTTCTCCGAGGTTGCTTTGTATCCCGATACCAAAGAAAAACGAACAGGAGATTTGATAGCTTCCATTAGCTCATCTATACCCCTAGTTCCTTATTCCGTCATTGTCATGGAATCTACGGCACAAGGAGTTGGGGATTATTTTCATACCGAATATGAGAATGCAAAAAAAGGAGAGTCGGATAAGACCCCTATATTTATTCCTTGGTATGATATAGAAATGTATCAGACACCTGTCGACGATTACAAGCGGCTTATATCCTCTTTTACCGATTACGAATGGTATTTGTGGGAAAGTGGAGCCACTCTTGAAGCCATAGAATGGTATAGAAACAAAAGAAAAACATTTCAAGATGCTCAACACATGATGAGCGAATTCCCTTCCAACGATGTAGAAGCATTTGCAAACACAGGAGAGCGAGTTTTCGATCGTTATGCTATCCACCGTATGAGAGAAAATACGAAGCCTCCTTGTTGGCGGGGTGAATTACAGTCCGATACACATTCTATAACCGGGAAAGATTCATTAAGAGAACTATCTTTCAAAGAAGATACAACCGGCTTGCTTAAAGTATGGGAAAAACCCGATACCGAGCTCGATATATCCAATCGTTATATTGTTTCCGTAGATATTGGAGGACGATCCCATTCTGCCGACTGGTCTGTGATAAGTGTGATAGACCGCTATTGGACTATGTATGGAGGAAAACCCGAGATTGTCGCTTCTTGGAGAGGACATATCGATCACGATATATTGGCGTGGAAGGCTACCCAGATAGCCTTGTGGTATAATACCGCCTTACTGGTTTTTGAAAGCAATACATTAGAAACGGAGGCTTCCGACCAAGGAGACGCAGAATATATTCTTGACCTTGTCGCAGCCTCCTATGAAAACCTGTATGCCCGGCAATCTCCTCCTTCGCAGATTAAAGAAGGAGCACCTGCCCGTTGGGGATTTCATACCAACAGAACCACCAAATCGATGGTTATCAATAATCAGATACAAATAATCCGTGATAATGGCTATATCGAGCGGGAAGAAGAAGTTCTTGATGAGCATGATACTTATGAAAAAAAGAAAAATGGAGCTTATGGTGCGATAGAAGGAAAACATGACGACTTGCTCATGTCCCGGGCGATAGGACTATACATCTCGGGTAGTATAGACCCTCCAAAGGTTGTAAATAAAGCAGTTATACGTCACAAAAAGCCCATTTCGGAGGCCTCGTTTTAAGTGTTATATCCAAACAAATGGCAAAGACGTATGCCCTTGATTTCAGAGAAAAGCGATTTTTGCAATAAAAAAATAAAGTTCTATGGAACCTCTTACAATATTAGGACTCATCGGGTCTCTCGGCGGGATACTCGCAGGAGGATTGGGCTCCGCTTCCGCAAACAGGAAAGCACGAAAACAGTTGGACAAGCAATTACAAGAAAACGAAAACATGTTCAAGAAAGATTATTATCAAGACATCTTGAACCGCTCCGACGTACAGAATCTATTGAGCACATACCGCAAAAATTTATCCGATGCCGTTCGTGCACAACGAAATTCGGCGGTAGTAACGGGAGCCACACCCGAAGCTGAGGCCGCCGTAAAAAAAGTAAATGCCCGTGCGCTTTCCGATACCGTCGGCAATATCGCCGCTATGGGACAACAAGTCAAGGATAATGCAAAGACAAACTATTTGAATCAGAAAAACTACCTCTTGGGACAGAAAGCCGGACAATATGCCCAAAACGCAGCCAGTTGGACTCAAATAGCCTCCAATTCGGGAAATCTTCTCGGGTCGTTGTTTACTACACCCTATTATAAGAAAACGGGAAATGCAACCACTCCCGCTATTTAATGTATAAAATATGGCAATATTAGACGATTTATTAAACAGATGGAAGGAAAAAACGCCAGAGGAGAAGATTGATCTGACACAACCTGCTCCACCCGTCGTTTCTCCTGTTAGTAAAATTATAAATTCCGATTGGCAAAATACTGCCTCCGGTGGAAAGAGAACAGACGGTACGCCGTTGGTCGACGGTAAAAATCTGCAACAATCATGGGAAAATACAGTAGCCGCCAATCGTTCTAAACTCCCCGTTCCCTATATAGACGCTACTACCGGGTACGGTGTAAGTGCCGATGGTACTTCTGAGAAACCAGTGTTCCATGTTACCCCGGAACAGGCAGCCCAGATGAGAGAAGCCGCAGAAGCCGGCGAATCTTTTGTTTCTATTTATAACCGCATACTCAAACGACCCGAAGAAATTGATCCTCGAATCGTGGAGAATCGGAGGAAATTGGCCGTACTTGGTGATGTAGGAGCCACATTAGCCGAGATAATAGGAGTAGCCGCAGGTGGAAATGCCGCCGCCCGAAAACCGGCAACGGCTGTCAATAATGCTTTCCTCCAAAATCTGCTCGACCGCAGAGACCAAATGCAGATGTTGTACGATCAAGGCCTGTTAAAAGCGGCATTCCAAGACAAGGTCGGTCGTGATGCCGCACAAGCCGCAGAAGCGCAAAGAGAGTATGAGGGAGCTTTGGCCGAGTGGGAACGGGCAAATGAATTAAATGACCTATTGATGAAATTTGGATTTGAAGCCGGAGAGAGCGAAAAGGAGCGATCAAATAAAAAATCAATAAATGATGCGAATAATGCTACGAAGATACAGATAGCAGCCGACAATAACAAAACGAAATACGGTATAGCATCTATGAAGAATAAAGGCAGCGATCTATATAAGAAAGGTTCTGATATTCCTTTGTCTGGTGGAAAACGAATTAAAATCTCCGAGAGTGAATTACCGTTTTCTGCTGGAAGCCTTTTTCAAGCAGCTCGACAAGCTGTTATTGACGCAGGATTAGGTGATGAGAAAATGAAGAATGAATATGGTGAAGATACCACGGTTACGGAACAGTTGTTAAGAATTGACGATATGTTAAGGAACAATCCGAATAGTGCAAAAACTGCGATTCAAGAAATAGGTTCTCTTATGAGGAAATATCCTCAGATTGAACAAAAAGTTTTGGAAGCCGCAGAAAATATAGGATTATATATAGAAGGTATAGAGCAGCTCAATGCACAAGATGATGACTTTTCGCAAAACATAATTGATTAACAGAATATTATGCCAATATACAGAGCAAACGGGAATAGGTACAATATTCCTGATGATAAAATACAAGATTTTGAGAGACGTTATCCTGAGTCAAAAGTAGAAATGTACGATGGTGAGGGTAAAAAGTATGCAATTCCTTTATCAAAGCGGAATAAGTTCCAACAGCGATATGAAAAATGGTCGTATGTGACGGAAGAAACAAAAAAGAAATCACCTAATACATTTGTTTCAAATCAAAATCCCCAAAATACAATTGTATCCGAAGATGAATTGGAAAACAGCATTGCCTATTACGAAGAGTCTTTGGGGCATGGAAAATACGGGGCGGCAAATACGCCCTTGTTCCAAAAAGTACGACAGGCCGCTACTTCCGCCGAGCAAATAGCAGATGGAATAATCGATAAAAATTGGATAAGCCAATCACCCTCCTCTGCGAGAGATAGCGAGATAGGGGAGGTGTCCGTAGGACGAAGGGGTTCGACCTCCACACATACCCCTGTTTCCGATGCCTATAAATCTCAATTCGACAAACCCCTTGAAGACCGTTTTGCCGACGCTCGAACACGTTTGGAGAAAGACGTAGTTTTTCAATTTGAGAACATGTTGAATAAAATAGAAGAAGATATTAACGAAAATTCTGAATGGAGGAATGAAGCTGAACAAATTGAAAACGAGGGAGATATATTTAAAAATTATAAAGGGTACAAAAATATCACGGAAGATACCATAGAAGATTTAGAAAGAGAAGGGTATGTTCCCAAAGAAATAGGGAAGCTGTCCCAAAAGAGGTCAGTTCAGAATCTTACACGCAAATACATATCCGAGGCTCGTGATGTCATAGAGATGTACAAGCGCAAGGACGGTAACGGACTCGCCAATTTTGCCGATGCGTTTGCCCGTTCATTTGACTCCGGTATTTTAACGCTGGGAGCCACAGATGCAATCGATATGGGTCGTGTGCTTGCTATCGCCAATAAAATAGGCGACAATGGTGAAGGCTTCGAAAAACTCACTCGGGAAGAACAGCAACTCATGGCGGCTTTCTCCCTGTTAGACCAGATACAAGGCAGCCTGCAACTCGACACGTGGCAAAATATCGGACAGGGAACTATGCAATCTCTTCCATTCTTGGCACAATTCGCTTTGACGGGAGGTGTAGGAGCAGCCGCATCTGCTGCGACCAAAGCGGCTGCGAAGACAGCAGTTAAGAAAATAATCGGTAAGTCGGCCTCCAAAGCGGTATCTCGCATAGCTGCTAATGCAGGTAAAAATGCAGCCGGAAGAGTAGCCGTCAAAGCAGCAAGTAAATTAGGGAACGCCGCCATTGACGGCCTTGTGGGAGGTACGGTAATGGCAATTACATCGGGCGTAGCTCACACGGTAGAGGACGTTATGAATCGCATGGTAGGCAATCACGATATACGGTTAGATTCAATCAATGACCCCGGCGGAGAGTTAAAGACAATCTATACCCATCATGGAGTAGAAGACCGGGAAAGCCTCGGATTAGCATTCTTGAAAGGATTCGCCGCTAACCTTATAGAGAACGGAACCGAGTACATGGGAAATTACATGGGGCTCAATCTGGGTAAACTGCTCTCCCGTTTCAAGGGGGGGCGACAGCTCCTCACAAAACCATTGATAGGAAAAACCACCCGTTTCGCCCGGCAAGTCGGTAAGCTCACCGGATTTAACGGATTCATACCGGAGGTAGCCGAGGAAGAACTGGGCATGCTCCTTAATGCCGCTACCGTCGGCGACGTCGAATGGAAGGACATCAAAGACCCGGAACAGCAATTCCAAACGGTAATGGCTGTCGGTATCATGTCGCTTGGATTTCAAGTCGCCAATTCCATTGGAGTTGGTTTGACATACAATAAATACCGCAAAGCCAAAAAACGCTATGAAAGTAAAGACCTCGGCGAAGGACTCTCCGTCGATGATATAATACACGGGCTCGACAATGTACCCTTAGACCGTCGAGCAGATTATGTCATGGCGATGGTCAATACACACGATTTAGGGAAAGGAGATGCAAAAGATTTACAAGATTTTGTAATGGCTCGTACCGGATATGAATTTATACTCGGCAAGATCGAGTCCGATGCCGAAGAAGCCGGGGACAAAGCTGCCGAGGCAGAAATGAGACTCATCAATAAAGAGATGGGAGGAAAAGTAACCGTAACCTTATTAGACGGTCGTGAAGCCATACTTACGGTAGGAAACGTATCACTGGAACCCAATGCAGCCGGAGAATATACCACTACAACGCAATCTGGCTCTCTTATAGCCGTTCCGGTAGGAATAGGTAATACTCCCATTATGGTATCGCCCAAAGACATAAGAAGCGTATCCATTATGTCGACAGAAGATGCCGTAGGACAAGCACGTGCAATGGCTGAGGACATCACAAAAACAAATATGGCAAACCAGATAGAGGACGAAACTGATGAAGTAGAATCCGATGAACAAAGCCGAACACCCTCCTCCACTATGAGCGGTGGCGAGATAGGGGAGTTGTCACCCCGTGACGAAGGGGTTGAGAAACAACCTTTATACCGTAAGTCCGAATTAGAGATAGGAGATGTAGTAACATTCAAAGATTATTCCGACCCGGATAACCCCGGCGTGGAAAGAACATTGAAAATCATCGGTATCGATGATTCGGGAGTAGATGTGGAAGATGTAGTAGATGGTGTCCCTTTACCTCTTTCTATCAAACCCGAGCAAATTACCCATGTAAAGGGAAAAGAAAAAAAACTACCAGTTACAATTGAGGGAAACAGGCAAACAGCTCCGCAATCAGAAACCGATACTTCTGAATATACCCGTTTTGTGGAAGATGGCACAGTATTACGCATAGCAAATAAGATAGCCAATGGAGAACAACTTACCAGAGAGGAAGAAGCTATGCGACAAGAGGTCTCACAAAGAGTGGAAGATAAACTCCGGGAAATACAGCAGAATGTAGAAGGGAAAGAAGAAACAGACCGCTGGGCAAAATATCGCAAGTCCAACGGAGAGGTCGACGAAAAGAAAATGTCTTTGCGAGAGCAGTTCGAATATGGAGAAGAAATCGCAGGAGTAAAAGCCATGATAGAAGTGGCGAAGGCTGGGACAAAGAAAACACAATCCGAAATAGCCCGTCTTGAAAAAGAGATAGAGAGAGAAATTTCTCCTGTAAAGAGAGTAAACAAGGAAAAACAGCTCAAATCTTTGAATGAACGTTTGGGTACATACCAGCAATATCTTGAAGATAATAATTCCGATCTTCAAAGTTTGAAAGCTACACCGGCGAATATAGTAGATAGGATAGCCGCACTAGGAGATATAAAATCGCTTAGAGATTATATTTTACGATTGGTAGCTACTGGAAATATAAAATTTAAGTGGGGAGATATGGATTCATCGAAAGGTCTTGCTTCTCATTTAGGTATCAATGATTCTCCCGGAGAGAGACGAAAGAGAATCTCTTTATTGTCAAATAGCGGATATACGCCAGAACAATTAGCACATAATATATGGGAACAGCAAGATGTACAAAATTCAGATTTACCATTCAAAGGGTATGAGACCGATGAAATCCTCGATGAAATTCTCGATGTAATGTCTTCTGTTTATTCTCCGTCCCAAGCTCTTGAATTGGCAGAACAAATAGCCAATGAAGATTTGAGAAAGCAAGAGATGGCCTCACAGGATTACGAATCTCATGAACTTGAACAATCAAGTATAGAACAAATAGAATTAGAACCCTTACCTGATGATTTGGCTCCAAGAAACGACATTGCATTTCGACGCAATGAATCAGGCGAAACCCCATCTGGGCAAACTCAAATAAATGAAAGAGAAAGTAATTCGAATAAAGAAAATTCATTATCTTCGCAAGAGGAAAAACAAATCGACAGCCAAGATGAAATACTTCAATCAATTCCACAAAGAGAGCGAGGAACGGAAGCTCAAAAAGATAGAGGAATGGAAGAAGCGGAAAGAGCCATTCGACGCAGTCAAAGCAGCGGAACGAATGAGACACAATTTGGCGGAAGCCAATCGGCTTTATCCCGACAAGAAATAGAAGCCAGAGCAGCTGAGGAATACGACCCTGTTGGTGAAGGTCCATTTGGAGAAATATATATACAGTTCAAGGGAAAACCGAGAGAGGCCATTGATTTTCTAATGAAAAAGAAAAGTGGTGAGGCAATAGGCGCTTTATACCACAAAGACGTAGGGGACATTGATTTAGTATGGGGGAAAGAGGGAACAGGACATAGTGACGGTTTCGGTCTGGCAAAACTGGTAAAATATCACCCCGAAGTATTAGACAACCTGCAAGATATATTAAATGATATGCAGGTTACCACAAGGAACTCCAACCGTATAAATTTAGAAAGCACCACTCATAAAGCTACCATTCGTTTGGAATGGGACGGTAATAAAAAGAATTGGTTATTGACGGCATTTGAAAAAGAAAATCCGGCAAGTACCAAGACGACAGACACTGATACAACTTCGTTGAGAGGTGGCACAGCTCTCTCCCAAACCGGCTTTTCCGCAGGTAAAGATAATACAGGTGCTTCAAATAAGCAAGAAAAACCTCGCTTATCCACGCAAAAAACGCTACAAGAGAGAAGGCAAGAGATACAGGAATATATCGAGCGGGAAGCCGGGAAACTCAATATCCCGGTGCGGATTGTGGGAGATGTCTCTCAAATATCTCCTTCCGAGAAAAATTACACGAAGAAATTGACGAGTCAAGGCTGGTACGACCAAACCACAGGAGAAATCGTTATCGTTACTCCCAACCACGGCTCCATTCGTGACGCACAACGCACGCTGTTGCACGAGACAGTAGCCCACTACGGACTGCCCGCCATGCTCGGTCGTGAAAACTTCGACAAGCTGTGCGACCAAGTATGGGATTCCATGACCGATAGGGAAAGAGCGGTGTTTGGCGCATATATAGATGAGAAAATAGACGATAAGTCCTACAATTCGCTCACCGAGGAGGAAAAGGAACGATATGTGGCCAACGACTTCTCCGGCAAGAGAGCCGCGGCCGATGAGTATCTGGCACATTTCGCCGAGGAAGGAATCACCAACCCCTCGCTGTGGAGCAAGATAAAACGGTTAATCAAGGAAGCCTTCCGCAAGATAGGCATCGACCTCAGCCTCACCGACTCCGACATCGCCTATTTGTTGTGGAAATCAAAGAACCGTATCACCGACAGGGACTCCACAACCGATATTATCCGTAAATCAGCCGCAGACACCCGTATAAAGGAAAGTCTCGATGAACGTTTCAGAACAGTCTACCACGGTAGCGGAGCCTCGTTCGACCGCTTCGACCATAGTTTTATGGGCACGGGAGAAGGCGCACAAGCATATGGCTGGGGAACTTATGTAACCGAAATGGAGGGCATAGGTAAATCATATGCGGAGAAAGCAGCTGATCCGGCAAAAAAAGATTATTTATATGAAGAGTTAACAAAATTAAAAAATATAATAAGGCACGAACCTAATTTATATATAGACAACAGGTCTACCATATCTGATTTAAAAAAGCAAATTAAAGAATTAGAGGAAATACAACGTAATGACCCTGATTTTGATTTTGAAATACCAAGATTAAAAGAGTATGAGAAAGAATGGGAACATATTGAAGATTTAATTTCAAAAGTATCTACGAGAGTACTCTATACCGTCGAAATTCCCGACGACACTGGCGAGAACTATCTGGACTGGGATAAACCTATAACCAAAAAGCAGATAAAACGCATACAGGATTATTTAAGCGAGAACTACCGAAAGAATAAGTTAGACAACTTCAATGCAAGTATCGCTCCGTCAACGGCAGTAAATGCCGAAGAAATAGACAAGTGGTCAATGCGAGGAGAAAATATCTATAAGACTTTGGAAAACTTGCTTGGAGGAGACCGTGAAGCATCAGAGGCATTGTTGCAATGCGGCTTCACCGGTATCAAATATCCTGCACAAGCCACCACGGGCGGACGTTCGGACGGAGCACGAAACTACGTTATTTTCAATGAGAACGATTTGCAGATAACTGACCATACACGTTTCAGAACGAGCGAATACACTCCCGAGGAGCAAGACATCATCGAAAGAGCCCGTCAAAACGGCACTTACATGAAAGCCCCGAACGGAGCGGACACCAACCTTACACCCAAGCAATGGGCACAAGTGCGCACCAATGCTTTCAAAGACTGGTTCGGTGATTGGGAAAATAGCCCGGAAAAAGCATCGAAAGTTGTCGACGAGAACGGGGAGCCGAAGGTAGTTTTTCATGGCACACCGCTTCGTAGAGACCAGATTACCCCCAATAGAGGGTGGCAGAAAGACGGTATAACATATATAAGCCAAGAAGCACCGTTTTATACTTTCAGAGGTGGAGAATATAGCGGAATGATATTTACAAGTGTCGATGCCGAGAAAGCGCGGAGTATCGCAGAAAAACGGGCTATGTCTATTCCGGACGATATGGACGGCACGGAACAGTGGACAGAGGAGGGTTACGTTTATGATTTATTTGTTGATGTAAAAAATCCGTTCGTTCCACAGCGTGACGCAGATATTATTCTATCGTCATTGGGAGATGAAATACCAACACTGAGTTTTTATGGTGGACAAGGAGATACGGTATCAGTAGAAACGGCGAAAGAAATCTTAAATAGCGGGAACAACTGGTTGGTAACGGAAACACCACAATTTGTAGCCGAGATAAAAAAATTGGGCTATGACGGATTGATCAGTACGGACGAGGGTGTGGATTACATCGCATGCTTTAATCCGAATCAGCTGAAAGATGCATATAACAACACCGGGGCATTCTCCAAAGACAGCGACGACATACGCTTCCGTACCATCGTTGTCAATCCCCGATACGGCTCTAAAATCGAGACAGTCCGCACAAACCACACCTCGGTATATAAAGCGGTCGATAAATACCTTCGTGAAAATTTCGATGAAAAAGACTACACAACACATACGGCAAAAACAGGAAGTCGTTACCTAGAATTGAACATAGGAAACGACACGCTCAAAGTACGGTTCGCCAACCACACTCCACGAATGGAGGCTTCCGACAATATGGATACCATCGGAAACGGAAAAGAAATCGCCTTCTTCCCCGGTGGTGATATAGAGGTAGAAATAGATATAAGTTTGAGCGGCGATCGATCCAAAGAGATAATCGACCTAATCAAAGGTATGAAGGAATATTCATCAAGTGAAGTGAAAAAAGAGGTTTCCCGTCTTATAGATGGGGCAAAGACCGATCCTTTCCCCGATGTCGCCTCTCCACAACTAATAGAGGAATTAAGCCATTGTATAGGTACGGAAATGGCCGGCACTCTCGATACTCAAATAGCCGAATACTATAAATATCGTGTAAATGAAAACGTTTATAAACAAGAATCAAAGTCTCGTGATTCTAAATTAAAACAAAACAAATATGTTTTAGAACAATATAAGACCATCTTCCGTGATTTTGTACAGGAAAGCCCCAAGCTGATAAAAGCCGTCGGTGGAGGATATTGGTACAACGGAGCCACCGGCTCGATACGGATAGTACCACCTTTCCCGATAGATTATGGAATACTTTCCGATAAGCTCATGTCCTCCCATTTCATACCCATTCCCGGTATAAATAAAAAAGAAGGTAAGCGGCAAATTGTTCAAGAATATGTAGATGAATGGTCGAGGAGGCTAACAGAATCGGGTATATTCTTGTCAGAAGAATATGTATCCGAAGGAGCCAAAATCACCGAAGCTCAACAGGAAATAGACAATATTCGGGAACAATACAATTTCTGGGTAAAAGCGAAATTAAATACAGGGACTAGTGCCGATATACGCTACCGTACAGCCGAGGAGATGGAAGAAGTGAACCAACGGTTTAACGAGGAATTGAAACGTTATGAATCGGGTGAAATGGAGATAAACGACATCTTCCATTTAGGCAACCCGCAAGGAGCGATGCGTTTTTTCCTTCCCAATCTGCCTATCGTCATGAGACAACGTGTCATAAACAAGGCGAGCAATACAAAGCATAATGTAGATGTTGAATCGTTGCTGAATCTTCCTCAGAAAATTACAGAACCGATATTTGTGTTCAAGCGAGACAACAATACGTTGGGAATATTTACGGAAATAAAAGACCGTGACAATAAAAACGTATGTGTTGCAATAGAAGTGGGAAGAGGAATACAACACAAAGGAAATTCCATTGAAGTGAACGATGTAAGGTCGGTACATGGTCGGGAAGCCGAAAACATTATTGCTCCGATAGCTCATAACAATACGCTGATATATGCCGACAAAGAAAAAGGTCTTGATTGGCTCTCCTCAGCGTCATCTAATTATCAGCAGGAAATAGACAAACAAGACCTTTTATATGCCACAAATATAGTAGAAAACTTTGAGAATCCCAAACTTACCGGGGAAAATTCCGATGGAACGATGAATACCCGATTCCGTAGGGAAGCACCCGATGTTTCGAGCTATATCAAAATATCTATGGACAGGAAAGGAATCGTCGATTTGTCTCAATTGTCTCCTGATCAATCACAAAGGATAAGAAAAAGTGCACCAGCAGCCTATGGCGCAAAAATATCGGGCGACATAGCCAGCTTCCCCGATTACCAAGAAGCAGAAAACTGTCTGACTTATATATTCGACAATAACGACATAATTTCCGATGATATAAGAAACTCGATAGACAATGGAACTCTGCCGCAAGATATAGCCATAATATTCGATGCAGCTCTCCGCCGGGGAATGGTAAGACGTGTTTGGATTGATCGATACCAACCGTTGGAAGCTCTTCAAAAACTCATATCCTCTACGCTTGGAAAAGAAATATCCGAAAAAGAGAATGCATGGGAATACACCGGTTTTATGGATTCTAGGATAAAAGCCGAGGCAGACGAATACAATGCTGATTATTACCTTCCGCTTCTCGAATTGTATGAGAAGATAATACATGGGAAAAACGGTGTCGATGAAGATACCCTTGTCGACTATATGCTAATCAAACACGGCATAGAACGTAACCAAGTCATGAGGAGGGAAGCACTTGAAGAATGGGAAGAGTCCCACAAAGGAGTCGAAGATTACGACAAGAAAAGAACCGGTTACATACAGGAACTATCCACCAGAGACTATTCCGGTTATTTCGACCGGTTCAAGCAGGAATATGCCCAAAATTATAACACGGCAGAAGATTTTATATCCGAGGTCGAATCCTTGTTAGGCGAAGATACCGTTATTAACCTTTGGGAAAAAATCAAGAAAGCCACGAACAAAACGTTAGACATATCTGTAAAATCCGGACTAGTTTCAAAAGAAGATGCCGATACCTATAAGAAAAGGTTCCAGTTTTATGTCCCGCTCAGAGGATTCTCCGAAGAAACGATGGATCAGATGTACGACTCCAACACAAGAATCAATACCGGCTCAACAGTAAATAAACAAGCCAAAGGAAGAACAAGCAGAGCCGACAACCCGCTTGTATCTATCATGGCTATGGCAAATACCGAGATAGCGAGAGCCAACAAGAACAAAATGAAACAAAGGCTGCTTACCCTATTGGCCGGTAAAGACGTGCGCAATAAGTTCGGGTATTCTTATAAGGTCGAATACAAAGACGGGAAAGAGAAAATTCTCAAATACAAGCCCAAACAGTCCGACGAGATAAAAAAGATAACCACCATATCCAATATCTATCAGATAATACCCAAGTATGAAATCCTCGCATTGGACACCGACGGAAATCCTATTCTCGACGAACACGGCAACAAAACATGGGTGGAAACAGACGAAGTCCCCTCCGCTGAACAATTGGAAAGCGGAATGGCCAGATTCAGCAAGGCCTATCCCTCCAATCGTGGAACGGTTCACAAGACCCCCTCACAAATGGAAGAAAGCACGGTCGATGTATTCGTCGCAGGAAAGAAAGTATCCATACTGTTCACCAACCCGCTTGTCTCCAATTCAATAAACGGTAGGTTGAACCTCGATAAAAATGTGCCTCGTAAGATAGAAACACCCGACCAATGGTATAATATACCGGGGTGGCTCACTTACGGAGCTCGTCATTTGAACAGATTGGGAGCGAGAACTACCCGAGCCTTGTCACAATTCTATACCACTTATTCTCCGGCATTTTTCCTGTTTAGCAACTTTGCAAGGGATTTCAGTGGGGCGTTCGCTTACAACAGTGCCGAGAAATCGATCTCCGAAGCCCGACAGATCGCAGCACTTGCTCCCGATTCATTCGCTGCCATGCGGAGATATATTCGGGGAGAATCGAAAAACAAGAGATATACAATTGAAGAAATAGAAAGTTTCTTGGATCGTATGGGCAGAAAAGGTAAAATTTCCAAGTCCGACTACGATATAGCCGCTTATCTGTTTGTATCGAGAGGAGGAGAGACAGGATATATCAGTGCGAATACAGTTGAGGATTATCGTAAATCGATAGATAATGCGGTTAAGTACGGTACTGTCGATATGAATAAACAGGCAAAAGCGATCAAGAAAGGATATATGGCAGGAGTAAAAGCCATACAAGATACAGCCCGGCTTATGGAAAGCGTCACCCGTTTGAATCAATTTGTGGCCGCATTAATGGAAGGGAAGACAATAGATACGGCAATCACCGATGCCAAGAATGTTAGCACAAACTTCAACCGGCGGGGAAGCCACGAAGGAATACAATGGATATTTGATAATTACGCCTTCCTCAATGCCTCCCTGCAAGGGACAGACCGCCTGTACAGGGGAATCAAGAAATACAAGAAAGGCTTTGCCAAAGTCATAGGAACGATTATTTCCATCGGTTTCCTCGACTCCCTTCTTTGTGCGATTTTCTCGGGTGACGATGATCGTTGGGGAGACTCATATCACGCACTTCCCGAAACAAAGCGATATAATAACTTGGTAATACCTATCGGAGAAGGCAAATTCATATTCATACCGCTAGCTCAAAGTTTGCGAGGATTCCACGCATGGGGGATAATGCTGGCCGATATAATAACAGGTTACCATAAAAAACACCCATTAATCAGTGACCCCGTGAAACCCCTCGACTTTTTCGCCGTGATAGGGCAGGACATCGTGCCCATAACCTATGGAAGCTGGACTAATGCTGCACCCACATGGGCACAACCGATAGCGCACATCGCATTCAATGAGAACTTCATGGGACGACCCTTGTACAAAGAAACCCCATGGAATGAAAATCTTCCCGAATTTCGCAAAGCATACGGAAGTACTCCGAAAGGGCTAGTCAAATGGAGCGAGTTTGTCAACGAAATGACAGGTGGGAACTATGCCGAAAAAGGCTGGCTCGAACAAATCCCCGTCTTGGAGAAACTCAACAATCCGGCGGTTCTTCAACAACTTTATCTCGGTTACGTTCCCGGACTCTTCCGAGTTCTCGGGCAAGCCTACAATGCCGTAGACGCTTTGGTGACAAAGACAAAAGGACGACCTACCGATTTCGATTTATCTGATGTGCCTATCATAGGTGCTGCTGTGGGAGAAGCGAACGACAGAATCCCCAAAGCAAAATTAAGAAGCAAATGGTATGAATTTGCAAATAAAGCAAGAGATTCGAAACGAGCTGATAGCGAATTGTTAAAGGAGTTGTTTATTGATGAGTTTATCGAGAACACGAGAGATTCCGATAAAGTATTGAACAAGAGTGTGTATGATGGACTTAATGTCCATATTAGAAACCTCATGAAGTTAGAAGGAATGGCTGAGACGTGGGAAGATGATCTAGTTTCTGGTGATTTACCAGCAGACGAAGCCATTCGGACAAGTGCCGAGATAGCATCGCTCCGAAATACAATAGACAATACATTATACGATATAATCAACGAATTAAAGATAGCGCAATGAAACTATACAGAAAATCACAACTAACAGACCGAGAGTCCTATCAAATCACAGATACGGTAAAGTCCAAAGAAGGGAAAGCCTTAGATGTATTATTCGAAGCCCAACAAGCATGGAGTTCATTATCGAATTTCAGAATGTATGCAGAGCGTTGCCGAAAATATACCTATGGCAATCAATGGGGCGATGTTATATATGATTCCGATAAAAGAAAATATGTAAGTGAGGAACAATATATTCGGGATCAAGGCAAAGTACCTTTAAAAAACAATATGATTCGTCAGCTCGTCAAAACTGTTGTAGGACAGTTCGGCAGTAATCAAACCGAGCCTGTATGTGTCGCCTCTGACCGTGACGACCAGAAACTGGGCGAGATGATGACCATCGTCATGCGGTACGCCTACTCATTGAATAAAATGTGGGAGGTCGACCGGCGTACATTCGAGAATTACGTCATATCTGGAATAGTCGCCCATAAATCATACTATGGGTGGAATGCCGCATTGAACAAGGAAGATGCCTTTGTCATGACCGTACCCGACAACCGCATATTCTTCGATACTAACATGAAAGATTTCCGTTATTGGGATTGTTCGATTATCGGAGAAATTCACGACATATCCATAGGAGACCTTTTGGCGAATTTTTCACATGGTTCTGTCGAAAGAGCGGAAGAACTACGGCAGATATATGTCTCAGCGACGAAAGACACGCTCTCCAATTTCTATCAAGACCTCATGCCCGGCAGCGACGAGTCCCTGTCCTTCCTTGTACCACGAGACAATGGATTATGCAGAGTCATAGAAGTATGGAGGAAAGAATCGAAACTAAGAGTGAAATGCCACGATACATTGGAAGGAACATACTATAAAATAGATTATGAAGAATTACCCAATATTCAAAGGATAAACCAAGATCGAATCCTTCAAGGTATTTCGCAAGGGATACCGCAAGACGATATACCACTCATAGAGACCGAGAACTTCATCGACCGATATTGGTATGCCCGTTGGCTATCCCCCTATGGGGACGTCCTGCAAGAAATGGAAACACCCTATTGGCACAAGTCACACCCCTATACCATCAGCATATACCCGTTTAACGGAGGAATCGTACATAGCTTCGTCTCCGACGTCATAGACCAGCAGCGGTACATCAACCGTTTGATAACGATGGTAGATTTTATCATGGGAGCAAGTGCGAAAGGAGTATTGTTATTCCCCGAAGACCAAATTCCCGATGGCATGACAATCGAAGATATTGCCGACGAATGGACAAGATACAACGGAGTCATATTGTTCAAGCCAAAACCCAATGGAGCCCTCCCACAGCAGATAAGCACCAATGCCACCAATGTGGGAGCATACGAAATGCTCAATCTCCAATTGCGGCTGCTTCAAGAAATCTCGGGAGTGCATGGCGCACTGCAAGGGAAAAGCCCGTCATCTAATACGGCAGCCTCTTTATATGCACAAGAAGCCCAAAATTCTGCGACCAATCTGGTCGACCTCATGGCATCGTTTACCGCTTTCCGGGAAGAACGCGACACCAAGCTCATGCAAGTCATACAACAATTCTATTCAGATAAGAGATATGTAAACATATCCGGTAATGAGTACAGCGAAGAAGCCAAATACTTCGATCCCGACAAAGTAAAGAATGTACATTTCGACCTCACTATTACCGAGTCCCAGTCTACACCCTCATTCCGTCAAGTAACCAACGATTTACTTCTGGAACTGTTCCGAGCCGGAGCCATAGATGTAAAACAGTTATTGGAAAACGGCGCATTCCCATTCTCCGATCGATTGCTTCAATCCATAAACAAGAAAGAGGAAGAAGCCATGCAACAATTAGGCGCCATGCAATCGGCACAACAAGCCGGGCAGGTTCCGGCAGGAAATGAACAGCAAGAGTTAGGGCAAATACAGCAACAAATAGATAACAATACAAATCCGTTGATGAACCAAATGATGGCGAGAGTTTAATAAGTATAATTATGGGGAGGAGACACCTTCACTCCATAATCATTTCGAATGACTACGAATTATTTCGAAGAGCAAAAATGCGATATTTTGTCAAATCTTTGTATATTAGAATGTTGTTAATTACGAAATAACTACGAATATGGACGAAAAAGCAAAAGGTACTCCAAGACGGACACAACGATATTCCCCGGAACTCATGCAAAGAGCATTATCACTTCTTGCGGCCGGTGAACGTCCGTCCTATATCAGCATCTTACTTGGGGTTCCTTTTTCGACCATCTCGACGTGGAAAAAAGGCAATCCTACACGTATTCAAAACTTGGCAAAAAAGCAAGAAGAACGTTATGAGATAGCTATTACCAATAACATTTGTGAGGGTAAGCTCGATAGGGAGAAAACAGCCGATACACTTCTTTCCGTCGCATTCAATCGGGCGGCAGAACTATTAGAAACAACAAGAGACTTAGACAAGGTAACCCGGTTTATAGAAACCATGTCAAAACTTAAAACCCCGGAAAATAATACGGCAAGTAACTTTGAGCAACTATACGTTAGTCTTACAAAATTAAGTCAAAACGTCAAGACAAAATATATCGATGTAGAGGAAGTAAAATAAATTTCAAATGAATATTCGGAAATGCAAATGATGAATAGGGAAATGCCGGGGTGAGAAGCTCCGGCATTCGTGTTTAATTCTATGTCAATCATTTTTGCGGAAAATTTTCCACAACTATACGAAAATAGTCTATATCGTATAAAATAATGAGGAAAATTTTCCACATCATTCGTTTTGTTAAATATTGATAAATCATAAAATATTTATACTTCAATATTTTGTATATATAATATAATGAAGTACATTTGCCATGTAATCAAAAACAAACAGTAACCAATTAAAATAGAGTCATGTTACAGAAAG